GTATCGCCGTTTATAATCGCATCCAACATTAACATTGTGCGGTTGCGCAATTCGTCGTAATACTCTTTAACCGTCGCATCGTCGAACAACCGGGGGAAATACATTTGCAATTCTTCATCTATTTTTTTTTTGACCGCTTCCATTTGGGCGGTCAACTCTTTAACGGGAACATCGCCGAACATATCGACGACCTTTTGCAATCCATCGTCGGATAAATCGTTGTACGGTTCCCCGTCGATTGATTTAACCAAGACGGCAAACGCCAAATGCTTTGGGCTTATTCCGGTTTGAATGAAATACACGTTTTGCCGCATATTATCCAATTCGATTGCCGCCAATTCGGGGGTTTTACTCCGGGCGTATCTTATTGCCTTTTCAATATGCGTGTCGAAATCCTGCAAATCGGAACCAATCCCGGCATCAACTAACAACATTTTGTTGTACTTATGAAATCGCAACATCGGCAATTCGTCGATAGCGTCGTATATCTCAACGGTGCGTTCTCCTATCTTAACGGTTTTCATAGCAAAAAACGGGTTATCATTGTGGAACAAAAGGGAACCAACAACAACGTCGGGTTCCCGGTTATAAACGCCAAAAGGATTGCCAAAGCAACCCCCGCCCAAAAGGACAAACAGAAATCGCAATTAAACATCTTTGCGAAAAACTCGTTGCCGTGGACTTGTACCCATTCGATAACCTGCCATTTGCGTAACAAGGTCAAACCGAATGCAGCAACCAAAGCAACCACGACCGTATAAAATAAAAATGCTTGCATACACTTTGTTTTTAATCAGTTAAACACGTTTCATCAATTCCCAATTCCCCGGTAAACCGGAACCCGGCGAACGGGTGCATTAAAAATTGATTGTCTATTTCGTCCAAAGTGAACCCGGCAAATATGTTTTCCGCCTTTGCGTACACTCTGTTTATTGTCATGGAACCGGAACGCAACCAAATACCGCCATTCAATACCCGCATGATTTGTTGTTTGACCGCCTCCGTATTCCGGTTGTTGGGGTCGTTGGTTATCGTGCGCATATCAAACCAAAAGATAACCGAAAACGGCGTTGTATATTTGTTTTGTTCGCCGGGGAACCAATCAATTTGTTGCGGGTCGTCCAACACGAAAAACGAAAAATTCCCTATATTACTATCCGGGGCAATCAACATATATTCATTGCCGCCGACGTAAATATTGGGCGTATAATATCGTTTTCCTTGTATGGACTTAACCAACCGTTCAGAACGTCCAAAGGAATAGTTAAGCCACGGCAACCCGTCCGCCAATCCCTTTTGAATATTTGCAATAACCCGGTCGAATAACTCCGGGTTCTTTATAATCGGTACTCTATCCATTTCCGTATATCGTTTTTTTTGCTTTGGTTAGCAAATCCGGGTAAACGTATTGCCAAATCAGTTTAGCAATGTTTTCGTTCGTCAATCCCAATATTTGCCGCCCGTACTTTTTTATCAAATCTTCCGTCTTGAAATCCGACGCCTTAATTTCAAATTGTTTGTCGCCGACTTCCAAATAAAAACTACTCTCAAAATCGCCCTCATCCCGTAACGTTACCCGGTTCGTTGGTTGTCCCTTTTCCTCCTTAATGGCTATTGTTAGCGGGGTATAAGGTCGATAATCCATTATGTCAACGCCCAATCGGTTAATACCTTGTTCAAATAATTGTTCCTCGGCGTTGGCATCAATGATAAACGCCGTTGTCATTCCATCGTCGATTATGTCCCGTATAATCAACCCGGACGTCAACCCGTCGTTAAACGTATTAACCCGGTTGCGTAAATCAATTATTGATTGTAACCCCGCCATAATACAATTACGTTGTCCGGTACTTAACGCCCCGGTTGTTGCAACTCAAACAAATACGGTCAATCCCTTGCGTATCTAATCGCAAAGCCTCAAACGCTTTTTTAAGGTCATAACCCAAACCGCCGGGGCGTCCCTCAACATTCCCGTCCAACTCGTACAATATTTCCATTTTAGAGGCGTTGGATTGGTTCCGGTTGACCCTTACGTTGGGGTTCATTGCCAACGTGCGCAAAGCGATTGCCGCAACTTGGCGTTGTATTACCGTTTGGAATATCGCCCGTTGTTCAACGATAAAATCGGTTAGGTCGCAACCGACGGTAATTTCACAATTCAACCCGTAATTTAGCGTATTAGTGTACATCGTGTATGCTATATCCCACAACTCCGGGTATTCGGCGAATGTTTCCGGGGCGTTGTACATAAACGGGGAAATCTGCAAATACTTTGTCAATTGCCGCCATGCCTCAATATTGCCGTACCCGGTACACGTTCCGCACGGTTCGCCGCTCCAATCTTTCGACACGTTAATTGCTTGCATCCCGGCGGGCAAATCGTCTTGATTGTAGCAAAGGAACCACGCACCCCCGGCGTTGTTTGCGTCGCTGATATAGGGCAAAAAACAATCTTCCAACGTAAACCATTGAAAGCCGCCATTTGTTAACGTAAAATTCAAATCAAACGTTTTTATCGGGTCAATCTGCGAACTATGGAAAAGATACAATTTCACAATCCCGGTTCCGCCCGTCATTTGCAAGCCAACCCGGTGTATTTGTGCGGTTACTCCCATCGCCCGCACCGGGATAATCTCAAACCCTACCAACTTATGATTATTAGGTTGGGTTGCTCTGATACGTCCCGCACCATCAAAGAACGTGCGACGCTCTAATAGGTTCTTTGTTTCCTTATCCAACCCTTTTATTTGGGTAAACGTTTGTACCGCCGTGGAAATTCCGTTGCGGGTCAAACGTTCCAAATAGTCGGATAATATGTTGTATTTCTCCCAAAAGGTCGAACCCTCGGCGGGAACCTCGGCGACGTTATCAACCAAAGCATCCCAATACAAGGGTTTGCCCGCCGCATCGTTGGCGTATTGTACCACGGTTCCGGCTTTCCATTCCTTTGTATCATTCCAAACCGGGTATTGATAACCCCAATTATCCGGGACGATTGCCGCCATGTTATCCAACGTTACAAGCGGGTGCGCCCCTTGAAAATATAACCCGCTTTCGGTTTCTGTCAATTGCTCGGCGATTGCCTCGGCGGGATTGTATGATTGTTCCCAACCTACAACGTGCAATAATTTATCTTGTATCTCTTTTATCCGGTACATACTGCGTAAATTTAAAAAGGGGGCGGGGATAACCACCCCGTCCCCTCGGTTAAATAATTGTTCCGTTTTCCGGCTTATGCGCCTGCACCCCCGGCGGGAAATTCCCCGGCGTTGGTTACATATACGGGCATTCCTAATGGTTCGTTCGGGTTGCGTGCTGCAATCTCGGCTTTGATAATCGGATTTGCCACGGTGTCCGGGTTGCTGTTATATGCTACCATGTAGGCAACATCAACGCTAAATCCGAAATACTCTTTAACGGCACACGTCAAATCGGCGGTTGCGTCGCCCATAATCGCCGATTGGTCGCCCACGGCGGTATAATAATGCGAACCAACGGGCAAATCAATGTACGGCAATCGTACAATGTCCCATTCGTGGAAATTCGCACGGGTACGGCGGTACGCTTCACGGTCAACACGGGTTAAAATACCAACGTTTCCATCAGCAACGGCAAACATTGTTCCCATTTTGCCCGATTCATCCGTTACGTTGTTAGTGTAGTGCAATACTTTGTTGTCGTACTCCATACGCTTATTAACGTCGTTGTAAACGCCATGTTGCGCCAACTTGCGGATTAGGCTATCAACCCCCGCATTTGCGATAAGGTGGATATATTCCGGGTAACAATTCGCCCGCATGATTGGGTTAATGTCGCCCAAAATCTCGGTTGCCATTTGGGTTGGAACTTGTACCACGTTTCCGGTCTGCGTGTAGTTAAGCAAGGTTTTGAAAACTTGCGTTTTGTTCGCTTCCAATGCGGCAACGGCTCCTTTGTCCAAAGCATCCGCCAACGCACGGGTTGTTTTCTCCATTTTGCGCATAAAATCGTGTTGGTACGAAATCCCATTGTTTGAGTATGCCGCCGGAACCATTGTAAACCCGATTGCATAAGTAGCCCA